ATTTCTCGGATAGGAACGCCCGCATTTAGGTAGTATGCTTGTGCATTGCATGTAGCTATCGTCGCTTGTGACTCTGGCCTATGGCGACTACACCACTACATGCCCCGGCTATACGGGACGCCTATTCATCGCGGGAAGTGATCTAACAAATGCAGGGGTGGTAAATTACAGCTGGCTGGTGTCTCGCTCCATTGGAGATACTGACACGGCACAACTAACCCTGCGCTTGATTCCTACTACACGACTTCTGCATTGTTGCAGCGGCGGCTCGATCGGACACCCCTTGCGGGGAACTTTTAACCTTAAAGGTTTTGGTTAATCCTAACTGTCTCTGAATTATTAAAGAACAAGGCCGCATATAGGTAAGGCTGGCCGTGAGACGGGCACGATTTCCCACTCAGACATACAGTATACCACATATATAGGTAAATGTCAAGTGATTTCGTATAGGTGTAGGGCCCCCGTGTGGAGGCCCGTTTGGGTTATTTTCTTGCGATTTCCAGTATGTCCTCGGGTGTTAGCCCATGGAAATCCGCCAGTTTCTGCAGGTCGCTGCCCTTGGCCACGAACTCCTTGATGCGCTCGTCTCTGGCTTGGTGGTCGGTTCGCAGGTAGGCTGTGAGGGCTTGGTGAACGGCATCGTCCATTGTCCCCGCCTTGGCAATGAGGGCGTCGGCTAGGTCAAGTGGCATCTCGATGGTCACAGTGTGTTTGGGCTGAATCATGCGGGGGTTGGCGTCGCGTAGTGTCATAGTTGCTCCTGTGGGTTGGTGTCTTTAGAACCCGAACTCTGGGTCGAACACGTCGCGTTCTTTGGCAGTGCGTGTGTCTACTGGCAGTTGGTTGGCCTGCTGTGCCTTGAGGGCTTCAAGGGATGGCATCACGTATCGGGGCTTGGCTGGTGTGGTTGGTTCCTCGGCTTGTGCCTCGGCCGAATCATTTAAGCTTAAAACTTTGGGCTCCTCAGGCTGCACCTCTGGGATGGGTTTCGGGTTGGCCGCGCGGTGCATCGCCATGAGGTTGTCCACCACGCCTCGCGTGACGCCGTAGGAGGTCGCCACATCGTGCCGGGATTCCCCAGCCTCCACACGGCGCAGGATTTCCGCGTTGCGGGTGATGACGTCCGCTCTCGGTGTGATACCCCGCATGGCACGCTGCTGGGCCACAATCTGACCGACTCGAACCAAGGAGATGCCGAACGAGGCAGAGACTTCTGCATAGGTATTGCCGTTTACCACGTTGTTGTATATGGCCACGTCGCGGGCTTCGTTGATCTTGGGGCGGCCAGCAACACCGGGTTTACCCTTGATAATGCCCTCGGCCAGTGCGTCAACAGCCGCACGCATTGCCTTTGGCACAGATATCTCCCGCTGTTTAGCTAGGGCTTGGAGCTTGGTATATGCAGGAATTCCCATGCCGTGGAGCAGCCGCAGGCCTTGGAGCGTGGCATCTTCGAGCGTTCCCTCGAAGGTTTCGGCCATCTTTTGGGCCACAACGACTGGTATTTCTATCGTGATGGAGCGCATTTCGGGGGTCTCGGAGGCTAGGTTTGTCATAGTAATCCTATAAGTGCAGGGGTTGAAGGGAGTCTGGAGTGTATCACATGTATGACATGTGAAGGGAATGTTTTAACCTTAAAAGTATTAGGTCTAAGAAGTTACCGTTACGGAGTAACGCAAGGGGAAAAACATGTTACAGCCAGTGCGTCTCGTGTATGTAATCGCTGGAGCCCTTAGTGGGCGCGGGTTTGCGGGAGGGTGCGTGGGTTATGGTTAGACCGTAACGATGATACAGGGGGCCAAAACGCCTACCAGACCCCCCAAGCCCCTAGAAACTTTTAAGATTAAAACTCTGCAAGACAGCGACCAAACCTCTGGCAGTCCTCATACCCCCAAAAGCCCGTTACAAGCGTTACATCTTCTTATATATAAATATATATTATATAATCTCTCTCTCTCTCTCGTGCTTTTGTTACGTTTTGAATACCCTTGCATTACTAATCATACATATATTATTAGCTTTATTGAGTAACGGTGTTTTTGTAACGCCGAAACGCCTTTGCGTTACGCTGTAACGGTAACTTCTTAGCCATATCTTTTAACCTTAAAACTTTGGCCCCTTCTGTGGCCCCCTCGCACGCGCCCCTGCCGTGCTCGCCCTCGCTCGCCCTCGCTCGCCCTCGCTCGCCCTCGCTCGCCCTCGCTCGCCCTCGCTCTCCCGCACGGTCAAACTACTATGACGTTTCCCCTGCACCCGCAGGGGACGGAAAACTCGGGGCGAAAAAAAAGCCCGCCGGGTGGCGGGCTGGTGGCAAGGGCCGGAGCCCTTGGGTTTACTTGGTCAACACGGTCTCTTTGAAACCATCGAGACAATCAACGCACAAGTCAACCAACTCAGCGGCGAACTCAGTCAACCCAAGCAATCGGGCCTGAGCCATGGCTTTAGACAAGGTTTTGTCCAAGTCAGTGCGTGAGGTGCTTTGCACTGCGCCCGATGCTTTGGCACTGGCTTTGACTTCGCCCTCTGGCTTGTCCTTTTTGTTATTCAAATCACGCTTGAATTCAATGCCTTGTTCAAAGGCAATCCAAAAAGCCGATTGATAAGACGCGGCTGATGACTTAGAAATAAAACCCTTTTCGCAAATGGCGTCAAACATGGCTTTAATTTGCCCGCGCGCTTCGTTGGTTTTAGCGTTGCCCTTCATGAACAAGGCTTTGGGCTTGTCGCAAGCAATCAGCATAGCATCAAGCGCGCCTTGAATGGCCTGATCTTGAGAGACGCGAGCCTTAGCTATTGCTTTGGCTTCGCCCTCAAATGACTTGATGACAGCAGAAATGAGAGATTGATTGATAACTGACATTTGATTTACCTTTAGGTTTTTCTGTACCGTGATTGATACAGAACCTTTAATGTAACCCAACAATAAGTAATTGTCAAGGGGTTACCTATACGTTTAAGGTTAAATGTCTGGGGCCTTGACCCCACCGTACCCCCGGGGCCCACGCGGCTAACTGGGACTCCGCCCGTCCGCTTACGCTGAGTGCCGCATCCTCCACCACCTCTAAAAAACAAAGCCATAGCTAAACATAAAAAATTACCTATACAGACCCCACCCCCTTCATACAGGAAACACCCCCCATGCAAAAATAAAACACACTCAAAAAATTTCACCATAAATGAAAAGTGCAATACAATTCGCCCATCATCAGGAGCGCTCTTTCCTCCATGGCATACCAAACAACCATCGACTACGACGTCCCGCTTGCGGACTTCTCACCCACCTTCGAGTCCCTTGAGACCAGAGTGGCTGCAGCTATGGCTGCAATTGTCGACACCGACAGCCTGCCAAACCCTGCAGATGTCAACGAGGACGACAAAGATTTGGCCCGGGCCATCTTTTCTGGCCACCAACTGGCCTCGGACGAGGACTTATCCTCACCTCCAGTGGTTGTTTACCTGCAATCACTGCTCAACGAGTACGACAAGGTCGTGATCAAGTCGGCTGCGCAGCTCAGAACCTACGTGACGAACAAGCTGCTGGCTGAAACGGCCAATGCCGACCCCCGGATTCGCCTGAAATCGTTGGAATTGCTGGGCAAAGTGTCCGACGTGGGGCTGTTTACGGACAAAACCGAGATTACGATGCGCCATCGGCCGACAGAAGAGCTTGAACAGCTGCTGCGAGAGCGCCTGACACGGGTAATTGAGGCAGAAGTCACGCCAACCACCCGCCCAGCCCCCGTAGAAATCTCAGTCGACGACGTAGAGACGCGATAAGCCACCAAAAAGATGCAACTTACGCCGCAAATCATCGAAAAACTGCTGAAAAGCATGCCTCACAACGAGGCTGCGGAGCTTTTGGCCATGTTTGACGAGCTCGAGGAGCGTAAATCCATCCAAGCCGCGCGGGATGACTTCCTTGCGTTCATTGCGGCGGTCGACAAGGCGTATAAATTCGGTACCCACCTGAAAAGGCTGGGCTCTCTCCTGATGGATGTGGAGGAGAACATTAAAAACCGGATCGCCGTGAGTATGGCGCCCCGTATGGGTAAGTCCCAGATGATCTCCATCTACTACCCCGCTTGGTACCTCGGCCGGCACCCGGACCACAAGGTGATCGTGGCGTCACACACTGCCGATCTGGCGGTAGTCATGGCGCGCAAAGTGCGAAACCTGATCCAGTCCGCGGAGTACGCGCGCATTTTCCCCGGCACTAAGATTGCCCCCGATGCCAAAGCAGCTGCCCAGTGGAACACCACTGCGGGCGGTGAATACTTTGCGATCGGTGTGGGAGGCGCGCTGGCCGGCCGAGGTGCCCACCTTATCATTGCAGACGATCCGCTGTCCGAGCAGGACATCAAGGCGGGTAACACCAACTCCCTCGACAACGCCTACGAATGGTTCAGTGCTGGCCTGCGTACTCGCCTGATGCCAGACGGGAAGATTTGCGTCTTGCATACCCGATGGCACCAGCGGGACTTGATCGGCCGGCTGCTCAAAGACTCTGCCATGAACGAGGGCGGAGACAACTACGAGGCGTTTGAGTTCCCGGCCATCCTGAACGAGGGCACCGAGAACGAGAAGTCGATCTGGCCAGAGCAGTGGTCGGTCGAATCGCTGCAACAGACCCGGGCGTCGATGCACCACATCATGTGGCAGTGGTACGCACAGTACCAGCAGAACCCCACCGCTGCCGAAGCTGCGATCATCAAGCGGGACTGGATCAAGTGGTGGACCAAGGACGACCCGCCCAAAGTGGATTTCATTGTGCAGTCCTTCGATACCGCGCTCACAACCAAGCAGCGCTCGGACTTTTCCGTGTGCCATACATGGGGCACGTTTACCAACGAAGAAGACAACACCCAGAACGTCATCCTGCTGAACAAGGTCAAGG